TCCTCCATGTACACAATCGCCGCTTGATCGGTCCGACCCGCTGGAATCAGGTCGATGATCTGGATAGGCCGCACTGCATACTCGGCCATCTTCCCCGTGCGAGTTGTCTCCGGCGCGAAGCCTGCCGAAGTCTGCAAGAGCGTTTTCAAGTCAATGTCCAGCGTTGAAGCCAGATCCTTCTGACTCCTATCCTTGAATTGCTTGAATGCGTCTGACTCGACGAACATCCGGCCGATGGTCTTGGGCTCGCCGCCCTCGCCCTGCTTCCCAGCTGGCTTCGGAAGTTCGGGGCCCCAGCCCTTGATGACCCGCTCGCGATTCTTGGTCTGGCTAGCCGCAAGCTCAACTTCTGCAAGCTCGTCGACTTCCTTACCCAAGTCCTCCAGCTCGCGGTTCAGTTTCTGCAACTCCACCGCGCGCTCCTTACCATCTTTGCCCGCAAGATCGACGCACTTCATAAGGTCAAGCTCTTCGCCTGCTTCATGGAAATGCTTAGCGATCTTTTTCTGCTTCGCCTCAAGCTCTTTTCGCTTTTCAATCAGTTTGCTCATTTAGCTCCTCCTTCGAGCTATGGTCTTTTGGAAGCGAATAAACTCCGCCAACGCCAGGTCAGGATCGACGTCTACGCGGCCTAGCTCCTGAAGAGCGGATGCCATGGCATCCCTTAATTCAGGTAGCTTATCGAGCGTGGCTTCCGACACGCTCTTACCCTTGGATTTGCGCAAGGCCTCTAATGCTAACAGGCGCTCCGCAAGTCCTTTCGAGGCAATGGTCACAAGTTCAATATGGTCCAGTAGCTTCAACCCGCCAAGTTCATCGGGCTGAATCTTCTCGCCAAGGATAGACTTGATTGCAAGCAACCGCGTATTTATGCCAGCGCCCATTAGCACCGGTGACACTTCATTTACGCGAATCTTTTTCAGTATCCGCACCCGGTGCCCGTCCTTCTCGCTAATTTCATAATCGATTTCGGGTAGGGCATACGAGAATTCTTGCACTCGCCCCTTCGCGTGGACGTACTGCATCTTCTTGTATGTCTTTATCGCCGCATCATCGCTCATATCGAATTCGCCTTCGACAATCGCTTCATCGCCCTTTTCGTATATCTTTCCAACGCCGATCGGCAGCGCATCAACACCCTGGCCCCATGAGCCATGATTGTACTGACTAATCAGTACCTGCTGCTCGCCAAAGGCGCCAGGAATAGTGATATCGCCATGCGCGTCCTCAACATTGAGCGTTGCAAACACGCCGACAAATTCACCCGTATCTTTAAGATCAAGCTTCATTAAAGCATATAACTTTGTTTGTGGTTCCATTATCTGTTCTCCTGACCCTTGAACACTGGGGCGAAGCTTCTTGTACCGTTAGGATGCTCGGTAGTGGCTAGCACCTCGGCCTCCTCAACGGATACGATCTGACCATTCAAGTCCTCGCACTCTTGATCGGTGTCGCCGAGTTGCGCGTCAAACACTAATATTCCTTCGAGCCCGTCTGCTTCTTTGTATGCTTCAAGGCTCCCCGCATTCTGCGCGTACTTCGTTTCAGTACGAGATATCACATACGCCCGAGTATCGGCCGAGCCCCAAGGCCCTGCTTCTACCATGTCCGCAATCATATCTGCTGCTTGATGCACATCAGCGCCCATCTCACGAGCCTTTTCAAGGGCCTCAAACACTGCATTTTTCGTCTGTCGATCAAGGTCGACGAGCCCCTTGCGAATACCGCCCTTTGCAATAATCCTCGCCTGCGCGCCCGCGGGAAGGTTTACACCGACGCCGAGTTGCTGATTAACAAGCGATAATGTTCGCTTTACAACACGAAGGAAGTGCGGCCCGTACTCAAGCGTTCCTTTCGGAAGCCGCTCGACGATCATACTCGCAAGAACATCCGCGTCCGTAATTTTCTGCGGAGGCTGTCGCATAAACTGCTCGATACCATAATCCTGGAATACCGCAAGCGCCATCAAGCGAGCAGCATCACCCATTTCGCGGAATTGTTTTCGTAACTCAGCAGCAAATACCTCCGTGTACCTAAGCCAGTCGAGCATTAGCGCTCGACCAAGCTTAGCATAGCCGCGAGGTATGCGCTTCATTGCAATGCTCCGTGACTTTTTCTTATCTTCCTGTTCATCCTCGAGGTCCTCTTCAGAATCAGCATCTTCAGCATCGGCATCATCGTCAGTAGCCCCGGGCTCGGGCTCGGGCTCAGGTTCGGGCTTAGGCCCACTCAAGTCAACTTCCATCGGCGGCGAGTCACGGGCTATTGTCATCATGCCCATCGACATTAGGAACACATCGTCCACCGGAGTGACCTCGTCGCCCGCTATCATGCGGCATTCAGCCCTTGTCTTCAGACCACCCTGATACAAGCGAATGGCACGCTCCGCTTTCTTGTTATCATCCTCTTGGAGCACCCTGACGTTAGAATTATCATAGAGCACTTTCCAGTCATCAAGGCTCTCTTCGAAATCGATAAGAAGTTGATTCTTCCAGTCGTCTGCATGCGCCTGCTGCATCGGGATGATGCAATCATCGTAAGCCATCCGGCGCATCTCTTCCATTGTCGCCCCGACTTTGGTCTGCTGCAAACCGGAGCCGAATCCAGCAACAACGGCAGGAAGGCCAAGAACAGCAGTGACACGCTCCTCTGGGATATCACGTATAGCACTTAGATCAAGATCTTTTGGGCTCCATCCGAAGGTGTCAATCTTTGCTCTTCGAGTAAGCACCATGGCACCGCCGCGACGATCCCCGGTAAACTTCTCGCGAAACTCGCGCTTGATTATCGCAGCATCTTCATCATCAATATCTACACCATCGTCATTAGGCGATAAAACTACACTCGGTACGCCGCTATTTTTGAGCATTACAGCAGTATAGTTCGCAGCCTCATCGTCCGTCACTACTTCCCTGAACAACGACTTTAATGCTGACAATCCTTTGCGCGTGTTCTTCGGGTCAATACCATCGCGCAAGTGTATCACATCTTCGGGGGCAAGTTCAATAGCCTCGCCCTTTGGTGTGTATATATAATAATCAATAAATACTTTGCCATCTTGCGGGTAGTGCGGGTCCATCATCCAGTGAGGCGCATACCATAACTCGATGGGCTTTAGTTGTCTATTGCGAATCTTTATGAGATACCCATTACCATCCAGGACGAATGACAAGCCTAACGCCTTGCGAAGAGCCCGACCGCTGTAAAAAAGATTTGGCTTACGTAGTAGAGCAAGCATTTCATGCTGCTCCGTAAAAGCCTCGTCCTTATACTGTATAGCAATCGGGCTCTCCGCTATGCGTCGAGCGATCCATAGCGCAGGAGCCATGACAACTGACGATCCAAGACCATCGCCCATCAAGCGCTCATAGTTTATACTAGACCGTGGCACACTGCCGATTGACCAAGCACTACCACCGCTCCCAAACACCATTTTATTGAGTCGTTTTACGGCTTTCTGTAATATGTTCATGCGGCCCTAAGCCTCGCGCGCTTTGTGTAAGTGCGATAAATAATCGCGTCTACCGCGTGATCGTTACCATCCACAGGCACAGGAAGGAAGCGGCTTGAAACTTTATCCTTCTTCCAGGACCATACTGAAAATTCACGAATGATATCGGGAGAATCGCGCGTGACGTGAATACGGAAGCCTTGCAGGTGCTTAATTGCAGCGCGCTTATAATCGGGTGCCTTTTCGCAAGGATTGACAATCCACCCAAGGGTGCGAAGCTCCTTTATACTTTTTGGTTCAGCAGCATCAGCAATAATGTCATCCTCACGCTTAACTACTCCGGCTTCTTCCATTGCTTCGGACGCCTGCTGGTTCGTGAGGCCAGTGGCATACACCTTCTGCCTAACCCATATTTCCTCGTGTGATTGCCATACCTCGATGCAGGTAAAAGGGTCATCCGAGAAACCAAAATCGATACCATACCCAAGCAAACGAGTACCTTCAGGTATGCTATCAACAATATCCCAGTTTTTAAGGATAACTCCCTCGAGGTACGTAAACTCGCCGAGTGCCCACATTTTATAAAGCGCAGGATTCGTATCTTTGTATGAGTTGAGTAGCTTCACTGTAGTAACAGGACAGAAAGGATTATCCTTATACCAGGTGCGCAAAACACAAGTGTTATCATTGACCTGCAATGTACTAAGCACACTCGAGACCTTGCTTATAAAGCGGGCTACGAGCCACGGTATAAAGCCCTCAACATATGGGATAGGATTAAACGTCAACCATATTTGCGGGACGGGTATCACTGCGGCAGAAAGACCGGCATCAAGCGTATCAAAGTCTAGCTCGTCAAACTCGTTTGCTTCTTCGAGCCAAAAATCAGTAAAGCCCTCAATTGATTTCATCTTTTGTGGGTCGTCCGCTCCAAAGAAGAAGAAGCCCGACCCATTTGGCAAAAGGATAGATCTCTCACTTTTATTTATTTCGCACTCGCCTATCGAAATACCCGTCTCGTCTATAGCCCCGAGAACACGCTCCCATGTTGAAAGGCGAATCGTCACGGCAAACTTACGAAGCACCCCGATGCGCCTACCCGCATTTTCAACGGCCCGACGAACTAAGAGTTGACTTACAGAAACACTTTTCGCCGATCGACGTCCACCATACACAATTATATAACGACAAGAGGTATCATAAAGAGGAGCGTAAGTCTTACAAATGCGGACGACGTGTTCTTGCGTCGCTATCAAGTGTTCTGCTCCACTAGCATGTATTTAATTGCGCGAGGCATCATGGTCTTCACCTCGCCCGACTCTTTAAATCTTTTGGGGTAATAAGTCTTGCCAAGCTCTTTCAGCGCTGAAAGTTGAACGCCTTCATTTTCTGCATTTCGAGATAAAGCCACTAGCGTTTCAACCATCTCTGCTCTATGTCGAGCATCGCAAACAGAGACACGCGCTGCTAGGTCGGGGTCTTTAAAAAGCCTTTCCTTTTCAGCTGGCTTCAACGGAACAATAGCAAAGGCAATATCAAGATCGAGCGAGCGCTCATACTCTTGATAAACTAGCTCTAGCTTCTCATAGTATTCTTGCAGAATCATAAGCAATATAACTATATCATAATAACAGTGTATGCGAAAATATTTATATATAAATATTACTATATATGAGATATGGTATATAGGATTTCTTGGCCTGGCAAGCAAGCCGCAAGTGCTATAATAGTAGGAATCAGCCTAAACTCGCAGGGTACAAAGTTACAGATTTTGCTATATATATATAGCATATTTTACAGGTGTCACAGGTGTCACATGGGTGTCACGGGTTATTTCCTTACTCTATAAGAAATTAAACTGCACCGTGACACTCGTGACGCCCGTGACAGGCAAAAAAAGGCCTTTTGCGAAAGGTGACCTTTCTCCCCCGCCCTTAAAAGAC